ACGCTGGGTAACTGGCATAGATTTCAGGCACTACGAAGAATACAAACGGGTGGCCGATTGCACTCCGTTTGGTGTCTGGATTTTGTTTCTTCATCAACGAGGAACAGCCAAAGACACACCTGATAACAAGCAGTCTCCAACAGGATTGTTTGGTCGGAGTCTTTCGTTTCTCGCACAAAACGAAAACCACAGAGACACGAAGGCGCCGCCGCACAAGATGGTGTATTGGGCGCACGAGAAACTATTGCAACTCGCCACGCTTGACGAGGTTTCCGACAAGTCGAACTGACAAAAAACCGGCCCCGAAGGACCGGCGAACGGAGTATCAATGAATCAATCAAAAGTCTATCACGCCTCGATCGGCCCCGCATCAACGATCTTCTGCCTCTGCTCAGCCGTCATCGCCTCTGTCGGCACGAGCACGCACCGGCAGTTTTCGCCGCCCGCACAGGCTCCCGCGCGAGGCTCGCCGATGTCTGTCCACTCGCTCATCGTCTTGACCTCGCCGTGATTGCCGGCGCACGTCTCACAGGTGTTGCGATCCTCAACGGCGACCCACAGATACAACGCCTCGGGGTCATCATCGGCGGGCGGCACCGGCATCTCGTCGGCCAGGAATGCACTCGCGTCGATGTTCTGCTCGCGCGCCGTCTTCTCAACGGCCGCCAATTGCTCATCAGTCATCGGCGTTGCATCGGCCGCTTTTTGATCGGCCGCGATCTGCTTGAACATCGCGATATCCTTGGCCCTTCGAGCCTCTAACGCGGTCGTGTCTCTCGCAAATCTAAAAACCATGTCACCCATGACGCCAGGCGCGCGGGCCGTGGCAAAGCGCCGCATTTCGGCCAGCACTGGACCGCTTTCAAGCTCTTGTTGCACGCGCTGGTTGATGGCCTTGTCGCCCATGCCCGTGGCGCGCAGCTCCTCAACCAGACTATCGACGGCTGACACTGTGCGATGCGCAACGCCGCTGATGATCACTTCCAGACGCTTGATTGCGGCGGGTGTTGTCATATTGCCTCCAGGCTGAGCGCAATTACGTCTTGCATGAGGTCGAGGATCTCGCCTTCAGCGTCTTTCGAGATGCCGAAGAAGTTGAAATGTTTTCCATTTTTGAGGCCTTCGACCTGCAAGACGAACCCGACGATATCGCGCGGCGTGTCCCGCGTCGCGCCCTTTGCTGCTCGCGTTGTCCATCGGCCCTTCTTCGTCTTACGAGCCGCGCGAACAGGCGCAGTCAGCGGCTTTATCGTGATCGTCGCTGAATCGTTGGCGGCCTGGTTGAGTTGCTGATAGGTGAACTCATCCGACAGCAGGCCCTTGTCTACGAGCGGCTTGCTATGCAGCTTTCGCATCACCGTTGAGCGCTCAAGCGCCGGGAACGCACCGCCGTCTATCGCGCGGCTCGATGCGATCCCCTCCACGATATCGCGCACCACGATACCCATGGCGGCCTGATAGAACGGCTTCCGCTGCGCCTTGAGCACCCGCTCGAACGCCGCGAAATCGGGCTTTTGCGTGATGTCGAAGCGCAGGGTATCAGCCACGGCCAACCATCCCCGCGACATATCGCCGCACCATCCGCGCGGCCTGCGGTCGCACCGTGCCGTTTTTCATCAGGTGTTTGTCGGCCAGCGCGGTAATCATCTCGGTCATCCATTGTTCAAGGTCGTCGGCGTTCGACAGCGTGGCGAGGTCCAACTTCGCGAGCATGGCCAGCGCGTCAGCCTTCACGGCTTGCCGATACTCGATGAGGTCGGCCATGAAGCCACGGATGGCGGCAACTTTGCTCTCGGCCACGTTACGCTCCCTGGGTCGTCGGCGATGCGCTCGTTGATGTCGGCACGCTGATCAGCCCAGACAGCCCGTAGCGTTGATTGGCGGCCTTCGTAAGCGCGCGATTGGCGTTATACTTCGCGGTCGCCTCCTCCGGCGTCAGGTCGGGGTTGTCACGAATGATGATGTCCACCGGCGACACCGTGCCCAGCGTGACGGCCGCCGTGTCATTCGCCATTCTCGTTGCGTCGTCGTCCTGGTATTGCGGCTCGGCAAAGTCAATGATGAGCGGCTCATCAATCGCCACCTCGGGTTGGCCGTGCGTGTTGTTGATGCGCTTGACGACTTCCCACCAGCGATTCAGCGCCATTCGGGCCAGTGGAAGGTTGTCTACTCTTCTGCGCTCAAGCCTGCGTTCGCTGACGCGCAACGCTGCGCCTGACATGGCTGTGCTGCCGTCGCGCATGGCCTTGAGACTGATTCCATAGCGCTCGCACAGACTGTCGACGAGGGCGCGGGCGCGCTCAACGAGGTCGGCAATCTTTGATTGAGGTGTCACGAACTCGAAGCGCCCAGGCGTCTCGTCGCGCATTGTCGACGGGATGCGGATCGGCTTCGAGGGGTCGACGGCAATCGGCGTTTTCTGGTCGATGCCCGTGCACACCGGCTGCGAAAAACCCTGATATTTGCAGAGTTGGTTGATCTCGGTCAGCAGCACGTTCAGCGTCTCTTGCGCGTTGATCAGGCTCTCGTCCATGTCGCCAAAGAACTCACCAACAGCCAGCGAATCGCGGAGGAACGCAAATGGGATGATGCCGTAAGGGTTGATCATTTCGGGATTCGTCGCAGCATCGGCGCTTGTGTAGACGCCGGATTTGTCAAACAGAAAGTGTGCGCCGTCGTCCCAATGGACATACTGCACGGTGTCGACGCCCGTTACGGTGTCGATCAGCTCGCGCACGAAAACGACGGCCTCAACGTCTGTCGGGTCGTCGGGTCGCTGCGCCACAAACAGGCTTGACGACGGTATCGGCGTCGTCTTGATTGCCTTCGTGCGCTCGTCCCACCACGGGTAGAGCGCGCAGACGGTGGTCAGGTTGGCGTAGACTTCGGCGACCTTGAGCGTCACTGCCAGCACGCCATCGTCCGTGAGTTTGTCCAGCAGCGCCTGGCCGTTGGTGTTGTCGCATGTCAGCTTCGGCGGAGAGTCGAAAACGCGCGAAATCTCGTCGCCGATGAACCTGGTGATATTGTCCATCGATGGCTGCATCTTCAGCGACTTGGGGTCCGCGAACTGCGACGCCAGCACGGTGTCGAGGTGTTCGAGTTGTTCGCCGTTGTAGTAGTCAATGGCCTTCGCGGCGGCCTCTTGCCGGGTGATGTTCGCGGCAAGGCTCAGCTCGTAGCGCATCCGCTGCATCATCAACTCAAACTGTGTCATGTCGGCGGCCTCCTGTTATTGCGACCATGACGGCCGCTCGATCAACGAATGTCTGATATCCATCGCATACCGGAACGCGGAACAACCGTGCCCAAACTCATCATCGAGCGGGACCGACGAGTCTTTTTTGTATTTGTGCCGCTCGAGTAGCTCGATTGCCCTGCCACATTTTGAGTTTACCACACAGTGACGCTTTCCATCGGCGGTGCAGAATCGCGAATTGACAGCGTTGATGCCGTCGCGGATCGACACCGTGAGGCGTGTGTGGACCGTGAACCCCGCGGCCTTGATGATCGTGTGATCCGTGACGCCGACGTGCGAGCTGGTCTTGCGCGCACGGCCGGAAGGGTCGGGGTAAACGTCGGTGCAGCGCTGGCCGTAGCGCGCGCGGATCTCGCCGCACATCTCTGCGGTGTTGCTGCCGGGAATCTCGATAACGTCGAGGATGTATGTGATGTCGCCAACGTCGGCAAAAATGATGGATGTCATGGGGTCGACGTTGAAATCCATACCGGCCATCACGGGGCCATTCATCACAGCATCGGGTATCTCGTGGCAGTCGAGTTTGCGGTCGAACGCATAGAACACCCTGCCGCTCGATGCCTCAAACGACGCTTCGTATTCTTGCCGAAACGTCTTTGGGTCCATCGTGCGCATCGCCGACGCGATCTCTTTGGGGTCCATCACCTCTGATGATTTCCACGATAGGAAGCGCCAATCAGGATCTTTCGCGGGAAGCAGCGAGAAATCGTAGATGATGCCGTATCCGTTCGGGACACCGTGAAGTATCGCCCACCCGCTGCGGTCGCTCAGGCATGGGCGCAAGTGCTCATCCCAGAACCCCGCCGGCATGTCGTCAACCTCGTCGATCTCGAAGCCATCCCACGGCGGCCCTTCAATGCGTGCCGGTTCGTCGAGGCCAACGACGTGGATCTCGGCAACGCCGCTGCCGGTGTTTGCGTGGACGGTGACGAACAGCTCCGTTTCAACGGGCTTCGCGGCATGGATATCCTTGGTCATGTCTTTGAGGTCTTGCCAGAATATCGCCTTCGCCTGGCCGCGTGTCGGTGCGCACATGGCATACCGCGGGGTCCAGATATGGCGTGGCCTGTTGAACACGGCACGCTTGTATGTTTTTTTCTTGCCCCTGATTGTCTTGCCTGAGCGTCGGCCAGCGGAGGCCACAACGAAGCGGTGCGTGTCGGCAGAGAACGCGGCGCCCGCCTCGTTGTCGATGAGGTCGACGAGTAGCGGGTTCACGCGGTGCCAGCGAGACGCTTGGCGGCGTCGGCGATGGCCTTGACGATGCGGTCGCCGGAGTCGTTCGCGGGCTCTTTGTCTTTGAACATGCCAAGGTGCTTACCCAGCAGCTCGCATCCCTTCAACACGCCGCTCGAGTCAAAGCGCCACTCTCCCGTCTCGTTGCCTTCACGGTCAAGCACCGGCTCGCCTTGGCTGCACCGCTCTACCGTCTCGCGGATCTTGTTGAGCACATAATCGGCGTCGATGAGTGTGCTTTTTGCCCTGTTCATCTGCGCTTCCGTGACAGCGCGTTGCACTTCAACATTCTTCAACAGGCGCTGCCCCTGGCTATAGGCGGTTTTCGCGCTATACCCTGCCCTCAAAGCGGCGGCAGTGGCGTTGAGGTCAAGCAGATACTCCGCAACGAAAACAGCCTGACGCGGGCGCAATTTCTTCGCTCGATCAGGCTGCTTGTCGTCAGTTTTGCTTGCTTTTTTGCTCACACCTCAGTTTACCGCATCGCGGAACACGGCGCAACGGTCCTACCGATTGCGGCAAACGTCCACGGGAATCGTCTCAACGCAACCGCGCGCGATCATCCCGCAACATTTGCGTGAGCCGTCATAGATTGCACACGATTCTCCGGCACATGCACACAACGCGCCTACGTCCGGCTGCTTCTCTCTGATTAGCGCCACGCCGTCTTTGCTTCCGGCAAGCTGTTTGGCAATAATCACCATAAACGGGCAACTTTTCATCGCTTCCCCGCCTTCCGTCGCTTCTCCGCTGCTGCCCTCGATAGCGCATCCGTCTGATTGCGGTAGACTTCCTGCCATTTACTGATATCGTCCGTCATTTCGCTTTCCTAGTTTCTTGCATCTCCCGCACGATGTCGCGCATAGACCACGCAATCATGGCCGTGTTAACGGCGATGCACATCAACAGAGAAACCGCCTGTTGCATGTCGGTCACGGATTCGCCTCCTTCTCGTCAGCGTCCAGCGCGGAATCTGCCGTCGCGTAGATTTCCGCGAACTTCAACGGCGTGAGCGTGCGTATCGTTCGCAGCGCGTGCCGCAGGGCCGACAAGCGTAATTCATACCGGGAGGACTTGCAGCCGCAGTCGTCGTGATGGGTGGAGTGTGGGTGGGTCATGCCACCACCCTCCATTCCCGCCCCGTCTTCTTGCTCACAAGCCGTTCCTCCACCTTCCCGCGCCTCAACATCGGCGCAATCACCTTCGCCGCCGTCCCTGGATCGCTGCTGGCCATCTCTGCCAGCATCCGCGCCGTGAACCACTGCCCGGCCAGCATTCGCAGTGCCCGACGATACGCAGCCTTCACCTCTGCGGCGCTCCGCTGCCTATTCTGGAACTTGCGCGGCGCCGCTGCTTCCGTCTGCGCCAACACCAGCCGACACGGATCGCAGAGCACGCGGGTGTGCCGGTGCCATCCCTTCGTATCAACGTCGGCGCCGCATTGCTCGCACGGCTCGGCCCACAGCACATCGACGTTGATAGGGCGGGTGTCAGGGCGCTTGCGCATGGGCACGAAGCGGCCGCGCGCGATCATGGCGTCGACGTGGGCGAGTTTGAGGGCGGGGACGTTCACTGCCTCAACCTCCTCGCCAACTGCTCGATGTCCACGCTGCACGCCACGATGATATCCCGGTCGCCGATGTCGATGGCCTGGAGCGCGCGCAGGACTTTCGCGGAAATCTGGAACGCGAGGCGTTGTTGATCGGTCGGGGTCATTTGCCCACCAGAGTTCTCAGCACGTCCATGTTTTCTCTGCTGACCATGCAGTTTTTGTCGTACTCGTCAACGACGGTAACGACGATTCTTTTTGACTTTTCCATGAAGGCAATCAGCTCGTTGAGCACGTCGATTGCGCTTGCGTTTTTCTTGATGTTCATTGATGTTGCCACCCTTCTTTGATTTCCTGCTGCACGGACGCCGTAAAATCGCCGGCGCTGCACCGCTCCGATGGGTCGTAGTACCGCCCCGATACCGTGTCGTATCGGAGCGTCGTCTGGCCTACGTGGCCGATGACCTTGAACCGAATCTTCTGCACGTGAACTTGCACCATCATCGACTCAGAGCCGATCATCTCGCGCCACACCGTGATACAGTTGTCAGCCTTGTTTCTCCAATGCGCAGACCCGCTGACCGAATATGGGTCGGGAACCGGGTATTTCCCGTCAGGCCCTTTTATCATCTTTGTCGGGTGGGCGACGATGAACAGATGCACCCCGTTGATTCGCGCGAACTGTCGGAACTGCGTCAGCGAGTGGCTGATATACTCTGTCTCCGTCATTCCCTGCGAGCGTGTAGATTCCAGCTCATTCCATGGATCGATGATGGCTCCCTGAATGCCACGACGATGCACGAGCGCCTTGAACTTACTGAGGATCTCGGCAATCGTCGGCTTTTCCGGCAACACGAACGAGAACCTATCGCTGACCCACGCCATGCCTGCGCGCAGTTCGTCGGGCGTCATTCGATCTGTGAACCCCTTCGAGAACGGCTTATCAAGCACCTTTTCAACAAGTTTTTGAATGTGCCGCTCGATCGGCTGATTCTCCGGGCTGCACACCGCGAAGCGCCAACCCTGTGTGTGCGCCAAGTTCACAGCAAGGGCGTCGAG